TCAGATATAACTTCGGTTGTATCATCAAATATAAATTTATAACAATAATTATACTTAGGTGTTGATTTACCTATAACCCTAGTTTGCTTGCCATCTTTATCAAAGATTATTTCACCAATAGTAATATCACCCATTGTGGTCCATCCATACCTAGTTGGTATAGGTGTTTCCACAGGTAATGCTTTCCAATCTATCATTTCAATAGTATCATCATTTATTTTAGTTACTAAATCGATAGATCCCTTAATCGATAAATATTTTTCCTCTCCGTCTATCTTAAATTTAGCCCAATCTTCTTCTATTGTTATATCGAATTTTGGCTCTGTGGCAACTATATTTCTATTTCTGGGATCAAATAACCCATTAGCATGTAAAATGCCATTATTAACCATATTCAGGCAAAATTTATAATCTTCGTCATTATATTCTGTTTCAACGTGTGCTTTAGAATAGTGATCAAAAGATCTTTTCAATAAATCTAATACAAAGTCGTATGTATATAGTGATGAAATTGTGAAACTTATTTTACCCAACTCATCATCCATAATCGACATGCGTGGAGTAACTTTATCCTGAGTTTTCTTTTTACATGATGCTAATATCTCAAATACTTTATGGGTTATAGTGCCTAAATTAGCTTTTTTTTGTGTCTCCTGTTGATATCCTAAATTATAAGTAATAAAGTAGCTCATCTCACAGTATTTAATTTGGGATAGGCTAGAAGAACGAAAGAATGGTACTAGCATCCCATCCACCCCCATGATTGAATAATTTTTAATAATTCATCGCAAGAATCACCAATATTCATATTTTCATTATCTATAACACCATCAAATCCATTATAACCAACTAAATCATTTTCACTCTTATGGCCGTCTTGAAATGGTCGTCGAGTCAAATGAATAATTTTGCCACCATGTGATTTGATATATTCGCATTCATTACGAAATCTACAATCTGAAATAACGGCAATGCCAGGATCTTCGCTTTTAATGTCCTTAATTAGTTTATCACACCAAATATTTTCATACATTTTCCTCATAATATCAGTACCAAAAAATTGCATAAATTCTCTGGCAGTCATTGGACCTGATTTATGATATTGCAAACCCGATAAGGCTAATTGCTCATCTGTTAAATTATGATTTTCACAAGCCAATATTCCAGGCATATTTTCCCATAATAGCCACGGTATAATAGTGTTTTTTTCTTCATCAGTGCCATAAACACAATTATAAGGGATATTAAATAAGTGTATACAGAGTGATTTTAATGCATCAGCAAATGAATAGTTTTTAATTAGGGGCCACATATCTTCCGAAGCCCATTCACTAAATTCATCATCTTTTCTATTTACATCAAGCAGGCCCTTTTGAGAGGTATTTCCATCAATTTTATTTTCTGTTATTAATTGTCCATCATTAAGAATATAGAAATTATCTATAACATTATAAGATTTTAATTGGAATCCATGCAGAAAATTACTACATGTATTTTTGCCCGATTGTTTCGCCCCAGCAAAAGCTAAAATTTTAACCATACTTTATCAATTATCTCCTTTAATTTATCAGATTGATTTTCGCCGATATCTTTATAGTTTGTCAAAAGTCTTCTTACATTAAATTTTCTTTGAAGTTGTTTTTTAATTTTTTCGGCCGCTTCATTACCCGCCTTATCAGAATCTGTAGCTAATATAATATCAGAAATTGGAAGGCTTTCTAATAAAATTAGTTGAGCATCCGTTAGTGCGACACCGAATAAAGCCCCAGTGTTATTATAGTTTGCTTCATGCATTCTCCACAAATCTCCGGGCCCCTCTACAAGGAAAATAACACCAGTTCTTTTAATTTCATCATATGCTTGATCTAAACCATAAATATAATTGGTTTTTAGCATACCTTCTGTATTTTTCCATTTTGGCTTATAACCTTCTGTGGTGGCCCTAGCAGAACATCCAACATAATTTTTATTAACATCATATATAGGGACAACGGCCCTATTAAACATTGGGTTAGATCTATCATAACAATCACCAACATTAAATTTTCTTAGAATAGCCTCTGTATAACCCCTTCTTATGTAATATGCCGATGGTATTTTTATCACTTCTAATATATTATCATGTATTGGCTCTCCGACACCATCATTTGTTTTCATGAAAATATCATATAATTTATTATAGTTGGCTAGTTTCTGCTGCTTATTAAAATCTACTAAATCTATGTCACTTTTTATATCTAATCCAACAAGATTAGCCCCATAAGATACAGAATCCAAAAAACTTATATCTTTGTCTAATCGAGAACATAATACGCCCCTAATAAAACCTATTATAGTTTTTTTGTATTTTTCATGACACAATGCCGTATGGCAATTCCATACCCCTGTATTTTTATATATTGTGCAGGCATTATTATTATCTCCGTTATGTGCTGGGCATGAGAAAAAGAACCTCGTATTAGTTTCGCTATATTCTATCTCAAAATGTTCCAATATAATATTTAAATTTTCAATTAATTTTTTAGATATTAGAGAAATTTGGTTGTTGCTTATCATGTACAAAACCCTTGTCTTTTTCCCTTATAAATGATTCTAGATTATTCCTAGTTGGGCCCTGAGTCAATCGCCCATATTGTCCATCCATCATAATATTAATATAATCACCCTCATCCATACATCCACCATGTCTTGCTACAATAGGATCTAATTTTCTATTAAATGGTTTTTTCATGCCCTTGGCCCTATCATCTGCCTGTTCTTCATCACTTTTTATGCTGAAAATAGAAAAAGATGTGCATAACCATAAAATCCTATCAGATCCCGATATTACGTCAGTGCTTTTCTTAGTGATTCCGTCTCTATTTAATTGGACGAATGTTAAACAGGGTACATCATATTTGACGCAAAAATTATGCAATGCTGTAATTTGAAATCCTAGAGCCTGATATTCTTGTAAATTATCACTAATAGAATCAGAACTCATTAATTTCAAATAGTCATAAATTATTAAACAATCATTAGTAGACCCTTCATCATTTACTCCCACATGTTGATGAATCCACCTTCTCATTATAGATAATATAGTATCAAAACTTTGTCCAGAAATATTAATATAATGGTAGGGTATTTTTTCTAATGTTTTGGCAGCATTGTCAATTCTATTGAGTGCATCGTCACTTTCCGCAAATTTACCAGTAGTTAAATCATCCATGGTAATTTCTGCTAAGTTTGCTAAAATACGTGTTTGTTGATCCTGCTTATCCATTTCCGTATCTAAATATAACACAGGAATTCCCAAATTTTTAGCAACATGTAATGCTGTAGCGTTAGCATATAGACTTTTACCAACCTTACTTCTGGCCCCAATCAAATCTACACACTTTCTTCTATGGCCGCCTCCTATAGCTTGATTATAAGCAGCAAAAGGTGATGGTATTCCAATAGGGGCCCCATCATTATCTTTTAGTTTTTCAATATACTCATATATATCGCTGCCTATTGATTCTACATTATTACTTGTATTATGAAGTTCACTTGTTATTTCAAAGAATGGCCTTTCTATAATACCTAATATATCATTAATAGATTCAGTACCATTAATATTATCGACTTCTTCTAAAGACCTTTTTAATTTTTGCCTTAATTTTTGAGCAATATCTATCTTAATTAGCTTTTCATAATAATATGGAATGTTTTTCTTAACAACTGGCAAATTAAATAATGATCTTATATATGATACTTCATCCTCTGTACATATTATTTTATCATATCCTAGATCCTGTGCTTTTGATAGTATAGATGTAATATCTACATTCATACCACTATCTAGGCAGGATTTAATACAATGAAATAATATTTGATTATTTTCATTAAAATGATCAGATGTTAAAAAACTACAATCTAATAAAACATCATGTCCATATTGACACAATGAGGCCAGCATGGCCCTTTCTATAGCTAAATCTTTCATTATTTATCTTAATTTATAATATTGTTGTTAGAAGATACAATTTTTAATACTTTGACTTTGGCTATATCTGTAATAAATGCATTTTCAATTCCAACGCCATAGTCTATTACGGATGATAATATATCCGCACATATTTCTTC